GAAGTTACCGATCACCCAGCTTACGTTTTATGCGATAGCGAGCCAAACGCTTACTACACAGCATTTCAGTTTTGGCAATTCATCGTTAGTGATGCACTGATGCATGGGCATGGCTATGCAATCATAGAGCGCGACCAAAATGGTCGTCCAAAGAGATTGCTACTAACAAGCCCAAACAGCATTAAGTCGATGGACGTTCAAGGCAGACGCATTTACGTTTATGCTGAGACTGATGAGCCATTGTACAATGAAGACGTGCTTTGTATAGAGGCGTTTCGCGGGATCAGCCCAATACAAGAGCATATTGAAAATATTGGTTTAGGTTACGCAGCCCAACAATATGGCGCAAGCTTCTTTGGTAGCGGAGGTAACATGAGTGGTGTCCTGATGACGGACAAGCAATTGAGCGAAGATCAATACCGCAGACTGAGCAGCACTTGGCAGACCAAATACCACGGCATGAATAGCAGTCACGCTACAGCCATCTTGGAAGCCGGACTAAAATACGAGCGAGTTGGCATTCCGCCAGATCAGAGTCAGTTCTTAGGAGTACGCAAGTACCAAACCGAGGAGATTTGCCGCATCTACAACGTGCCAACAAGTATGGTACAAGTGGGTGATCAAAAGTACAGCAACGTAGAGCAGCAAGACCTTTTCTTTGCCAAACACACACTACATCCTTGGTTGGTTTCTATTGAACAAGAGATGAATCGCAAGCTACTTTTGCCTGCTGAGAAGAAGAAGCATCAGTTCAAGTTTGACATGATGTCCTTAATGCGTGGAGATATGGCATCTCGGTCAGCCTATTATCACACTTTGTTGGGTGACGGCTGCCTTACAATAAACGAGGTTCGCGGATTAGAAGGCAGAAATTCAATTGAAGGGGGCGATCAAAGCCTTGTTCAAGTGAATCAATTGCCTTTAACATCAATGCAGGCTTACGCAAACTCTATTACCAACGACGATGGCAACGTACAGTAACTACCCACAGAGCGCGAGACGCGCTGCTCGTCGGGCATTACGCCATCGCGAGAAAAACGGAACAAGTTGCGGGACAGGTGTGGGTTGGAATCGCGCAAACCAGCTATCAAGTGGTGAGGCGCTTTCATTAAACACGGTCAAAAGAACTTTTAGTTTTCTTAGTCGTGCAGCAGTTTACAATCAAGGTAAATTTACTGACGACAAGGGCAAAGATATTTGCGGCAGCATTATGTATGCCGCGTGGGGAGGAAGCAGTATGAAGAGCTGGTGTTCAGGTGTAATTAATCGCGAAGACAATGAGTGATATTAAAAAAGACGACTTAGAAGTACGCAATCTTGACAATGAGATTCGTATGTACGGTGACGACGAGGAGAAGCGTGTAGAGGGATACGCTGCCGTATTTAATCAAAGCACACAATTGGGTAATGTCGAAGAAGTCGTCATGCCAGGTGCGTTTGAGGATCGCTTAAACGATGATGTCGTTGCTTTGTTCAACCATGACCAAAATATGCCATTGGCTCGCAGCCGTAATGGAGAAGGCACATTAAAGTTAGAGGTTGATGAGGTAGGTCTTCGCTACAGCTTCTCATTAGGTAACCAAACATATGCTCGTGATCTAGCAGAATCCATCAAACGTGGTGATGTTAGCGGTAGTAGTTTTGGCTTTGTAGTCCGTGAGGACGAATATGAGCGCAAGAGTGACGGAGGCTACTTGCGCAAAATCCATAAAGTGTCTCGTCTTGCAGATATTTCACCCGTATTAACACCAGCTTACCCTCAAACCTCGGTTGCCCTTCGTGACGCTATCAGCGCCATGGAAGAGCAGGTCGATGTCCCTGAACAAAATACCCCGCCTACGTTGACCCCGAAAAGGAACATCGCGGAGGCACTTCTTTCTATTCATCATCATAATTTAAACCAATGAAAAACTCATTGAAATTTAAGGAAGAGCGGGCCTCTCATGTCGCAGAACTGGAGGCTCTCGTCGAAACGGCAAAAAGTGAAAGCCGAGATTTCACTGAAACTGAAGAGTCTCGCCAAGCGGAACTGAACACTTCTATCTACTCCTTGGACGACAAGATCGCTCAAGCCGAGAAGACTGAAGAGATCATGTTGCGATCGGTAGCAGGAGCAGCATCAAAGTCCCAAGAGGCTGAGATGGAAAGCCACGCCAAGCAGTATAGCTTGCAAGATGCCATTAGCCAATTCCGTAATGGAAACAAGCTGGAGGGTCGTGAGGCTGAGATGGCTCAAGAGGCTCAAAAGGAGTATCGTGAGGCAGGTATTACGCCAACGGGTCACATCCAAATCCCAATGGGCTTGACACATCGTGCCACTTCTGTCTTTGCTACCACAACAGGTACTCAAGAGCAGTCAGTGCTTGGTGGTCTCGTCCCTTCATCACAACTTGAAGCGGCAGGTGCTAATCGCATCACCGGAGTTTCAGGAACAGTACGTCTACCTTCTTTGCCAAGTGACGCAACTGCTGCAAAAGGGGAGAACGTAACAATGGCTGCTGGATCAGCAATGGCTAAGGTTGATATTGCTCCTGAGCGTATCGCTTCTCGCATTGATGTATCGAACCAAATGTTGGTTGCTTCAACTAACACATTTGACGCGGTTGTAGCTGCTCAGTTCCGCAAGCACAGCGGTGGATTGCTCGACGCTAAGGCGTTCGCAAACTTCGTAGCCGCAGGCGCAAAAGTTTTACGACCAACAACTGCTGCTGCGATTTGCCCACAAATTGACTACGCTTCTGCTAATGCGTTGCTTGGTGCAATGGGTGATGCTGATGCTTTGAGCGCAAACGCTGCGTTCTTTGGCAACCACGCTAACCTCGCAACTGCACGTTCACAGCAAGCTGTAACTAACGGTGGTATCCCAACATTGCAAAATGATGGCACTATCGCAGGATACAAAGCTTACGGATCTAGCCAAATGCTTGCCGCTTTGCTGACTGATACCGCTGTAGACACTTTTGGTGAGGTCTACACCAACGGAACAGGAAGTACATCGATCACCAATAAAGCTGATCTGTTGCCATTCATGCTTGTAAACATGGACGACGTATACGCTTGCTATTGGGGCGGTGCGGATTTGATTGTCGATAATCTGACCCTTGCGGCTGATGGCGTAACGCGATTGATCATGAACTACTATGCTAACTGCAATGTTGGTCATGGTGCATCTGCAAAGTATGTAGCTGTAGGTTAATAGTTTCCCAGGTTAAGCCCCTGATCGATTATGCCATGCATGAAAAAGCACTGCCAATGTTCGATCGGGGGTTTTTCTTTAAATAATTTGTCATGAATATTACAAACATACAAGGCTTTATATACGTTGATAAAGCACTTATAGGAGCGCCAGGGGCTGACTTCTTAGTAGCCAAGCGTCTTGGCGTAACTAATAATGTTGACATCGTTATTGACGCAAGCGAACACGCAGGTTCAGCCGACATTTCCATAATGGGTAGTGACTATCGTGCAATCAGTGTTAACGGCACAAAGTATACTTCACCGGATGCGTTAGTTACAGCATTAAACGCTGTATTAGAAGCAGGTCGAGTCTTTCCTGCCGTTGTGAATATGGCAGACTTGCCTACCTCAGCAACCGGATTGGCTACAGGCGATTTGTACAACTCTTCAGGAACTGTCAAAGTCAAGTCGTAATGGATCATCCTATTGTCACTATAACCCACACGGGGGAAACTACAGCAGTAGACCCTATCCTTACAACAGCGCGTGTCAAGGCACACCTCCGTGTGGATTATAGCGATGATGACACGATGATCGATACATTGATTATTGTTGCTCAAGAATTGGTTGAGCAATACTGCGATTGCAAGTTTGGTGTTCAGACGTTTGCAGCATATTGGGATTATTCACACAACGTTGTTCATATCCCTAAACTTGGTACAAAGAGCGTAGTCTCTTTTGACGAGTTAAATGATTCAGGTACATACGTCACAGTAGATGCTTCAAACTACGAGCTGGACACAAACACAAATCCAATGCGCGTACACATGAAGTCGTACGGATCTGGATTAGGCAAACTCAATCGCTTCCGACTTTCGTTTACAACGACCATCGCAGAGGCTAATATCCCGTTCTATGTAGAGCAGGCTATGCTTATGATTATTTCGCACCTTTACGAGAATCGTCAAGACGCAGGATACCGAAGAGTGCATGAAGCACCAATGAACAGCAGGTATCTCTTAGACAAGTATCGCGAACAATCCTTTATCTAATGCTTGATTTAGGTGAGTTCCGATTCAAAGCTAAGGTTCTAAAACCCGTTTATACTACTACAGATTACGGTGAGTATAAGGTTAGCCACTACACAGTACACGCTGATGCTTTTGTAAGGCGTAGAGATATTGAGTGGTCTACGATTGGAGAAGAGGCGCACGGTAAGCAACTTGTAACAGAAGCACGTACCGAGTTCTATTTGAAGAAATATCGCTCAGAGATAACGGAAGACTACGTTATTCTGCAAGGTCGATATACTTATGAGATCACTCGTGTTGATGACTTTGACTATGGTCGTTACACGCGGTTAGTCTGTTTGCGCAGGGACAACTTTAACATTGCGGAAGATAGCGGTGAGGGTGCAATCGCAGGGCAGTATGTACAATACGAAGTAGGAACGTACTAATGTCATTTGCAAGTAGATATAAGCCAAACCTAAAGGTTGACACTCGTGATGTAAAGCGTTTTGAGGAAAACCTCAAGAAGTTAGAGGGCATGACTGTGAAGAAGCGCAGGGAAAAGATGGCTCAGGTAGCAAGACACGCCTTAGCGCCCACCA